TTTTTCTTTTTTTTGATATGGCAGAGGGTCCGACATCCTATTATTACTCTAGGTCTTTGAAGGGAGCGAACCCGTGTCCTCTACCGTGTTGAACAAGAGGCGCGCCTTGCCGTCCTTTATCTTGAGAACGTTGTACGACCGTGCGTAGATTCTGAGCACCCTGGGGAGGAGCGAGTACCGCAGGCGGAAGTCAAGCTGTTGGCGGCGGATCTGCGTCATGTTGACCGATCCTGTGGGCTGTTTGTTTTCAGGGTCGAGTGCAAAGCAGTACGTGTAGAAGAACCTGTCCGGGCACCTGTTGTGGTTCTCGAGCCCCTGGAGCACTCGGAGGAAGAGCGGGGTCGCCATGTCGTCTGTGAGAATCTCTGTGCCGTTGAAGAGCATGCGCATAGTCACAAGCTGGTCGTTTGTTCCGTCGGCCGTGTAGTCGTACGGGACGGCGCTCGTGTTCTGGATGATGAAGTGCATTTCCTTGACCGGGTTGATGAATTCGGTGTAGAATGTTGCGGGCTGGGAAACAAGCGGTATGTAAGTGCTGGCGATCGCCCACGCCACTTTGTTGATGGACGGGGCGGTTGCGAACGTGCCGACGACCGAGACGGTGGCGCCTGCGGTGACGGTCGGCGCGGTGGTGGTTGTGAGGGTGACCGTGTTGCTGCCGGTGGTTGTGGTGACGGTCTGGAGCACGCCGCCTATAGTGAGCGTGTACGTCCCGCCGCCGCCCACGGGGCTCGAGACGGTCGTGAACGTGAAAGACAGGGACGTGGCTTGCCATGCGTACCAGTCGTTCGGGACTGTGAAATTGAACGTGTAAGTACCGGAAGTGATACCGGTTCCGAAGCCGATGGACGACCCCACCTTAAAGGGCTTCAAGGTGGTGGTCAGAACAGGTGCTGGCACGGCTGCGACGTGCCTCTGGGTCTGCTCGAGCAGGTATGTGAGCTCTTGGGTCATGAAAAAGTCGCGCTCGGGGGCTGGCAGGTAGACTGAGGTCACGATCAGCGAGGCTCTGAGCACGTCCGTGACTGTGAGACTTGGTGCAATCTCATTGAGCCGCCGGAACTTGAAGCGGATTCTAGGGTTTTGGTCGAGTGCACACACTGGCAAGCCTGTGTTGAAAATATTGAAAGGAAGTTTTACAAAATAAATTGTTTGACTGTTTGTTGTTCCTTTGCCAGTCATGCGTGCGAGCGCCGCCTGTTTGCTTGCTATGACTCTGAGATCTTGGCGAATTTCTAGGTACTCTCCGTGGAGGCGTTCGAGCCTCTGGTCAGCCAGCTCCAACTGGGCCCACTCCATGAGGTATGTAGCTGCGCTGTTGACCACGGTGACCGTGTTTATAGGAAAGTCTATGCGTAGGTATACGCCTGTAACAACGTCACACTCTCTATGGAGATCGACTGCTATTTCAGAGTCGAACAAGGTCACCTTGGGGAACTCGATGGTGTTGATCTGTTCGCCAAACTGTGATCGTTTGGTGAACACTTCGCGAAAGTAGGTCATGTTCGGGTTGCCTGACATGATCTTGTCTGACGTTCCCAGTGAGTCGACCAGTGCTCTGGTCGACGTCATCCTACTTTAAGTGTAAGAATTAAACAAGAGCCCCCCCATCCCGTTCTGGACGACGAGCACATTGAATGTTCTGGCCCAGACTTGGACGTTGACCACTCGATCCACCTCTACTGTGAGCACCTTGTCCCGGACTCGCGAAAAGTTGGCCGGCGCCCCGAAGCGGTACATGTAGACGTTGCGCGTCGGGAACGTGTCGGCCACTTCAAATGGCGTCACGAGGTTGAAGAGAATCCCGTTGTAGTTGAACATCTCTGCGCTGTTGAGGGTGAGCGCCATGGATGTGATGTTTGAGTACGTGTATGTGTTGGCGTTCGAGTCGGTCTTTGCAGTCACCCATAGGTCCGTGACTGGCCCGACAAACGTGAGGGGCAAGGCTGTTTTGCCGACCGGCAGGGTGGTTTTGAACAACTGCTTCTGCTCGAGCAGGAAGTTGTGCCGGCTCTTTTTGAACCACTTGAGCTCGTCCTCGCCGAGGTAGGCGTACTCGACGATGAGACTAGAGTTTGTAAATAAAAATCCATTAGGCGTTGTATCAAATCGCACTATAGCCCCTCCACCAGAAATATCATTATATGTGTCTCCTTGGGCAAGATAGTTATAAGTTGTTCCTTTTAGAGCGTACCATCCTTGAGGAATTGGGATATCGAGGCCAACAAAATCAACCCCTGTAGATGTCACGAATCTAGAATCGTAACTAACACGTGTGTTATTTTTCCATACCAAAACACCAGCTGAAGTCAGTTTGGCAAGCAGTATATTTGAACCTCCTAACGCCTCTCCTACATATTCGCTCAATATCAATGAATTAACAAAACCTCCTGATGTATTTGTTATGACAAAATTAGTAGATCTATAAAACATGTACAAATAAATATTATTAGAAGAGTCGATATCTACGCCACCTGGAAAGTCGTCGCGTTCGCCCCCCCACTTTAATGCCCATACACCCACTCCAGCGTTTGTGTACTTTATTATGAAAGTATCTTTGAAGTTAAGAGATTGGGAATTATCAGGAGTGTTGGCTAGAGTTGTGAACACCGTTCCCGAGGCGTTGTAAATTGTTATAGTCGGTGACCTAAATGCACCCATCATAATGACGTTTCCAGCCGAGTCGAGGCGGATCTTGGTGACGCCCGCCATTTCGCCCGCCGCCGATGAAACTTGCAGAGCGGTCCATTGAACGGCGAATGCAGAGTTGTACTTGCGCAGGAAGCATTGATAAGTAGAACCGATCGCCTCTTTACCGCTTATGAAAATATTACCAGACGAGTCAGTGGTTGCACAGTCAATCTGAAGTGTGTTGCTCGTCGCCGCGTAGGTCGTGACACTCGTGCCAGCCCCTGCAGTGGTGTACTTGACGAGGAATCCAGACCACGTGTATGGATTTGTAGAGGTTCCGAACGAAGTGTTTGTTGAATTATAGACCGTGAGTACGCCACCAGAACCAGTATGCGCCCCACATACTATTGGATTACCAGTGATGTCGAGTGTAATTGACGAAGGCCAGACGGACACTGCAGTCGAGTCCATATAAGCGCCCCAAAGGAATGCCCCGTTAGGATCGAGCTTTGAAATAAAACCGGTCCAGCCACCACCCGGTCGACTTATAGTTTTGGACGGTGTTGCGCTCCCAGCACCATACCAATTTATATTATGAGCTTGGTAGTTGTGTCCGACTGTTCCGCAAAAGTACGTATTTCCAGCCGAATCAATTGCAAGATCAGTTGCATTCGACCCCCCCTGCGTCCAATCGACGCATTCAGCCGTAACTGCGGTGGCCCAAGTCATTACACCAGTTGTTGTGTTTAGAGATGCGCAATAGGCCCTGATGATATTCTGGAGGTTGGCCGCACCCGTGGGGGAAAAGGAGCTGGAACCAGTAAGCGTGTATTGAAACCACCCCTTGAGAGTGAGACGCATGTTCCCGGACGCGTCAAACCGCATATGAGTAACCGACATATCTCGGACAAGATGGCATATCCATTTGATAAAACCATCACTGCCGTATTTAACCATATATTGGTTTGAACTCTCACCTGGCGTTGGATTGATGGTTGTATACAAGCTGCCATCCTGGTTGTACAAAGGAACTGCTGCTTCCGTCCAGACTCGAGCAACCATATAATAATTACCTGACGCATCAACCGCGATGCGGCTGGTGGCAAATCCATAGCCCGTCGAGTCATTAGCTCCTAAAGAGCCGGAAGCGGTACCAGGTGAACTTTCCCAATCTTCTGGATATATCTGCATACTGTTATGCTTCGCTGTCCATGTCCATGAGCTTATCTGACCAAATGGTTTAGTTTTATCATAAGCCGTGATACCAAAGTTTGTATTATAAGAAGCTACGGCATAGTAAACATATCTTTCATCCGCTGTAAATGGAGACATGAACAAAGGACCTGTAGTCAATTGAGTCATTGTTGTTACAGGAAAGCTCGTTTTGGGTATGTATTCCCATGAAGAATTCAGCGCAAGGTTCTTTTTTGTATTGAATCGCCACATATATGTGGACGAATTGAATCTAAGATAGTACCAATCACCGTCTTTGAAAACATATTGATCATCACTCGCCATTGATGCCGGTGAAGGAGAAAGTGCGGACAGGTTAATTCCAGTATAACCGCTAGCGCTAAGGAAATTCCTAGTGTCTATGAGAAACATAGTGGCTGGATATCCTCTTTCGAACGTTGTGATTACATACCGGCCATCGTAAACTGGATTCAAATAAGCAGTACCTGCATTGAGCCCGTATTGATCTATTGTAAACCCAAGTGATCTGAGATCCGAGAAAAACTCGTAAGAGGATGCGGAGTTGAAATCTCCAAAAGTGTCATATCTGACAAATGCAGGTGCCCATGAATATCCGGGGTCGATTCCAGAAGATGTTGTGATGGCGTATGTGATATTCGTGTCCGGGCCGACAGTCGTCTGACTCGAGTACGTCATGGCGCTGATGGTCGGATCGCGAGTTCTCCAGTACGTAGCGAAGTTGTTGTACTCTGTGGCTCCAATAGAGGTGGCGCCATAGAATTTGAAAACCATTGATGTTGTAGCCCATGACTGTGCGACTATAGAACGTCCATCATATTTGATATATTTAATAATACACGTCATATATACATATCTTTCATCGGCACATACAACGATTGCGTGCATAGCCCCCTCGTAATCCGCCCCTGGCACTAACCCCATCCATGCGTCACCGTATCCAAAACCCCCAAAAAACTTGTTTGAACTTGTTTGAACATTGTTGATGTTATTCATAAAATCCGACACTGTAATTCTGTAAATATACTGATTATAATAATTCATATTATATAAATATGGGCCTACTATCACGCCATATCCCCATTCTGCTCCGATTCGGTCGACACGTCTATATGCTGTAGGATCTGTAGGAAGTTTAGTACCATCGTAGAATACTCTCTTGTAATTTAATGGGTATGCTTCGTTCCAGAACAAAGTGTCATTGTAAATGTTCACTCTTCTAGCACCGTAAGAGGTGATGCCAAGTGCTGCGCGCATGTCACCCAGGGTGTACCGCGTTGGCACCAAATTTTTATCAAGATTCTGATCCGAAAGCAAAGCCGTCTGTTTTTCAAACTCAAACTCCACTTGGACGTCGTGGCGATCGAGGGCCCCGATGGGTATGTTGTCTATACCGAAATTGACGCGAGTGAAACAGTATCGAGGAGCCAGCTTGTAGTTGAGGTCGTTTTTGCCGACTAGAGCCGTCAGGGCCATCTGATTTTCGTATGGAACAGTGAGATCATTTTCCAAATCAATGGAGTCGCCAGTGACGGTGCTTACACGCTGACCACCGATGAGCAAGGTGGCAGAGCGTATAACGCGTGTCCCGATGCCGTCAAAGTAAGTGCCATTTGTTGGGGGCGAATACCCTGGAATCCAGCCTGATAAAAGCATATTCAACTGTGCATTTCTGACGCCCCCTGAAATATTGTACCCATAACCCAAACCGAAGCGCACATCTGGGTTGCGGACATCAAACCCCCAGAATGAAGCGCTCGCCTCATCCACAAAGTAGAATGTTGATATAGTCGAGCTTGTAAAGACGAACTTGTTCAAAGTTGAATCATATGTCACGTTAATAGCATATCCAGTAAAATTACTGGCCCAAACAGCCAAGTTGAACGTCGACCAATAGAATGACAAAGTGGCGCACTGAATGGCGGCGGTCAGTGTGCCGTTCACGAGAATGTACAAGCGTATAGGAGTCGTGAAAGTGGACGGCAGTGTAGGGTAGCACCACACGCCCTGCGCAGCATTATAGAGCGCAGGAAATATGGTGCGAAGCGTCACATCAGTGATGATGTCTCCTTTATAAGGAATCGTGGAGATGACGGAGTCATCAAGGGATGGCTTGGTGTCAAAAGGGATTTCGTGGGTCTCTACTATAAACGGAGTGTGCCGTAGGTATACAGCATCGAAATACGTCACACTCGGTTTACCTGTAATGTAAACATCTTGTTGACCTTCGGCAATAAGTTCGATAATTGCCATCCTACTACTGGGTCACATTATTAATTTTGCAAACGCGCGGTGCCACCGCCGAATCTCAGGATCGCGTAGCCGTAATAGTACAGATTGATTGTGTAATTCGTGTTGATATCTGCAGCGTAGTCGGCATTGAACTTGATGACGAGCTTGCTCGTGTCGGCGTTGATCTTTTCAAAGTTCAGGTAGCCGCCTTGGTTGTACTCGCGGGGGCTGAGGCCGAAGCAGTACGTCCAGATGCTCTTGGTCGGCACGGACAGCCCGTGCTCCATGGGCTGCTTGAACGTGAAGAAAGGGCCAGTTGCAAACGTCCCCATGATGTTGCGGCCGTTCAGGTAGAGGTCACAGTAGTCGATTGGGTCTATGTAGCGGCCTTGGGCGCCGTCAAAAGCCACGAGCGGGATGGCCGTCTGGAGATACTTGGACGTGTATCCATAGGCATATCTGGATCCGAAGTATGTACTGGACAAACTTTCAAACTCTTTTTTCCGAATAAACCAGAGCATGGTGGTCACTGGGAAGTTGGCTGAGAAATTAAGAGTCGGTCGACCGTCCGAAAACTCCTGTACAGACTCGTTTTTGAACCGTTGTATAACCAGCTGGAAATCTCGGGTCTGATAGTACAGTCGCTCCTCGGGTGTGAGGAGGATCTCCTCGGTGATGACCCTGGGGTTGATGAATTCGATTGGGGTTTCGTAGTTGGTGAACCACAACTGGGGTCTGAAAAAGAATTTGAAAGATATTTTTGTGTTTTTGAGAGCACACACGGGCAAGCCAGGTACCTCAAGTCGCTGAGGCTTTTGGTCAGCATGACT